ACAAATAAAGTTTTAATTATTTATTATGAAGATGCCTTTTACGATATAACTCCCTTAGGTACAGCTATAGCTGGTTGTACATTCAGTACCGTAAATACTTCAGCTACGGTTACTGTTAACAAAGCAGCACATACCCTACAACCTGGAGATCTGTTTACATTTACTTCAGTAACACCTCCAGTAGGAGCTGGATACGTAGCTTCAGATTTTACAACAAATACTTTTCAAGTAGTCACTGTCCCAGATAGTGATTCTTTTACTGTTACAATGGCTAGCGCAGCAGGGACAACGGTCAACGGAAGTGGATCTGCAACAGTGAATCCGTACATTAGTGCAGGTGCTTTAGGTTTTACTTATGGATTTGGTTGGGGAACAGGGCTATGGGGCGGAGGTCAACAAGTATTTGGAACTTTAAATGGTTTATTGCAAGATGATACTGCAGGGACTGGAGGATCTGGAACTTCTATTACGCTTGCATCAACTACTGGATTTCCAACGTCAGGAACAATAAAAGTTGGCGCAGAATTTATTTCTTACACCGGTATATCTACAAATGATTTAACTGGTATTACGAGAGGTGTTGCGGGGACAAGATCTGCTCATGCGTCAGGCTCTGGTGTCGAATACTACACAGGTTGGGGACAAGCTTCCTTATCCTCTACTTTAACAATTGATCCTGCATCTTGGTCATTAGATAATTTTGGAGAAAAATTAATCGCTACAATTAAAAATGGTAAAACCTTTGAGTGGAACCCAATCAATTCTAATCCAAATGCCTTAACTACTAGAGCAACAGTGGTAAGTGGTGCACCAGAAAAATCAGTTATGTCTTTGGTGTCAGATAGAGATAGACATTTGTTAATGTTAGGTACGGAAACAACAATTGGTGGTGCCACACAAGATAAAATGTTTATTAGGTTTTCTGATCAAGAAGATATTAGTGATTACACACCAACTTCAGTAAATACAGCAGGTACATTTAGATTAGACTCTGGAACTAAAATTGTAGGGGCTGTCAAAGGAAAAGATTACACTTTAATTTTAACTGATAATTCAGCTTATGTAATTCAGTTCGTAGGTCCACCATTTACTTTTTCTATTAGACAAGTAGGGTCTAACTGTGGTGCTATAGGACAACATTCTATAAAGTATGTGAATGGCGCTATATATTGGATAGGGGAGTCTGGTGGATTTTTTGTTTTTGATGGTACTGTGAAATCTTTACCATGCCAAGTGGAAGACTTTGTGTTTACAAATAAAGGAGATAATCTTGGAATTAATTATCAAAACGGTGAATCAGTATATGTTGGGTTAAATCATTTATATGAAGAACTTACTTGGTTCTATCCTAAATCAGGATCTTCATTCAATGATAGATGTGTAACTTATAATTATCAAAGCGGGACTTGGACAACAGGGTCTTTAGCTAGAACTACATGGGTTGATGCTAATTTATATGATGTTCCTTATGCAACTGAATTTATTTCAACAACAACACCGACCTTTCCTTTAGTTCAAGGAATTACAAACATTAATGGTTCAACTATTTACTATGCTCACGAAGTTGGAACAAACGAAGTGGATTCTAGTGGAAACAAAACTGTAATACCGGCCTTCATAGAATCTGGGGATTTTAGTTTAAACCCCGAAGGAACTAGTGCAGAATTTTTTATGAGTATGAGAAGATTTGTTCCAGATTTTAAGTTACTTCAAGGTAATGCTCAGATTACTATTCAATTAAGAGATTATCCAAGTGATACCGAATCTTCTTCACCACTTGGACCCTTTACAATTACATCTACTACTAATAAGATAGATACCAGAGCTAGAGCAAGATTTGCTAGTTTAAAAATTGCAAACACATCTACTGATGAAAACTGGAGATTTGGAACTTTCAGAGCTGATGTACAACCTGATGGTATGAGAGGATAATGGACGAAATATTTTTAAGAGATTATGTTAACAATATAGCACAAGCTCAAGAACCTTTTGGTCTTGCAGCAGTTCAATCTCAACCAGGATTTGAAAATTACACACCTTCTTTTCAACCAGTTGAACCAAACCAACAATTAGGGTTAGTTGAGGACCAACCTACGGATTATAAAAAAATAGTTCAGGAAGGCTTGTTAAATCTTGGTAAAAATTATGCGATGGATAAAATGGGATTAGACGGTTTAAAAAGAAATGTTGTCGGATCCCTAATAGGAGCTAGTCCTTTAGATTTAACTAATCCTGTTGGATTAGCAATGATGGGCTATTCTGCTCTTAATGGTAATTCTTTAAACATTTCAAATTTTTTAGCTCAAAAGAGAGCTGAAAAAAATTATGCTTTAAATCAGAAAAAAATTCTAGCTGACTTAAATAGATCTACAACTAAAGCAATAAATGAAAATATTAAAAATACTCCACCTTCAAAAGGAGACAGGAATAGAGGACAAATAATATCTCAACCTGAAAAAATGGCACCTACACAACAAAGGCAGGAAAGACACACAGCCGGTCCAGGTGGATTACATAGTGGGTATTAATGGCAAGAGTAGATATAATAATTCCAGAACCAACAAATGAATACACTCAAGAAAACCAAAGACAGGTAAATCAATCTTTACGTACGATGCAAGATAAGTTAAACACTTCTTACCAACAAGAATTAAAAAATGAACAAGATACTTTTACTTACTTTCTGTCATGACAATACAATATAAAAATGCTGGTATAAATCTTTCGGGAACAGGCACTGTATCTGTTCTTACTTCTCCAACAGGAGCAAGATGTTTAATTAAACAAATACAAGTAGACAATAGTTCTGCGAGTCCTGTTGCTTTATCAGTTCAAGTTACCGATACTTCAGCTACAGCTACTTTTGCTATTTCTAGAAAAGCTGTTGCAGCAAACACAGTTGAAAATATTATAGATAAAACTTTAATTTTAGAAGAAGGTGATATTTTAAAAATGACCGCAGGAACTGGTGGAGAAATACAAGGCATAATTAGTTATGCTCAAATAGATAGATCTCAAGAAAATGGCTAGAAAATTTAAAGATTTTATAAGTAGAGATAAACCTAAAAAAAGAGGCCCTAGAAAACACAAAAAATCTTTGTCTAAAAGTGAGAAACGTCAAAAAAGATTGAAGCGTTACAAAGGTCAAGGAAAAGGATAGACAAAAATTGTTAACAAAGTTATAAAAAATAATGTTAATAAAAGAACCTGAGTTCGCTTCTATAAAAGAAAAAAAAGTAACTTTAATAAAAAATTTTGTTTCACTAGAAAGAAATTATGATTTTAATTTATTAAGTCAATTACTGGAAGAAAATAATTTAACAATTAACCAAAAAACACAAGTTCAAAATTTAAAAGATGTATTTCAAATATATAAAGTTAGTAATACTTTACAAGAATTTAAAACATTCTTTGATTTTTTAAGTAAACTTTTTAAATATGAAAGAGATGCAAGGGATGAAGTAGATTTATTTTTTAGTTTTGTTTCTCAAGTAGGTAATTCTCACATAGATGAAGAAGATGTTTTTATTTTAGGACTCAAAGGTAAAACTATATACAGGGTTTTTGGTAATGTAGATAAAGATTATATGATTGAAAAAGGCGATATAATTTTTATACCAAGGGGAATAAAACACAAAGTAATTGGACTCACTTCTCGGATTGTTGCATCAATTGGATTTTATGGAAAAAACAATGTTATTAAATGATAATTTAGATTTAAAATTAATACTTAATAAATTAATAAATAAAAATTTTATAATAGAAGAGTAAGTTATACTATGCTATTTACAGATAATCGTGTTTAATATATATTTTATAATTATGGGTAGACAAAAATTGTTAACAAAGGTATAAAAAGAAATGCCTGATTTACCTAAAATACCAGCAACTGCAAAAGAAATTATTAAACACAAAAGAACGGGTAAAGTATATGCTAGCAAAAATGATTTTGATGCTGATGTTGCTGATCCCAATACTGATACTACTGTGGATGATTTTAGACAAGACCTTGAAATCAAAGTTACTAGGGTTTCTATGGGGGCGCTAACTAAAGAATAATGCAACCTCGTGGAGCCACTGAGCTACAAATGGAGATGCTTGAGAAGCATGTTTCAAAAGAGTTGTTAGATCAAATACAGATATGCACATCTATTCCTGGAAAAATTCCAATAGACTCAAAAAAATTAAATATCCTTTGGCAAAAGAACTCTTGGGACCAACCAAACTTACAAGAATTTTTTACTAATAAGAAAAGACATGACGAATATGATTGGTACGTATTTAATAGTCATTGGAATTACGAAAAGTTTAGATATGCTTTTGACATACCTACCGAGAAGTGTGTAGTGATTAAAAATGGTATAGATAACTTTCCTATCAGGAAAATTTATAAAAGAGGAACTCCAATTAAATTAATACATCACTGCACTCCTTGGAGAGGTTTAAATGTATTATTACGTGCAATGCAGGAAGTAGATAACCCACATATAAAATTAGATGTTTATAGTTCTTGTAAAGTATACGGATCTGAGTTTTCAGATAATACTGAAAAAGATTTTGAAGGTTTATATGAACAAGCTAAAAAATTACCTAACGTAAATTATATTGGCTACAAACCCCATGAGTACATAAAAGAAATGATGCCTAACTATGACATGTTTGTGTACCCCTCTATATTTGAAGAAACATCTTGTGCTTCAGCTTTAGAAGCTTTAGCATCTGGTGTACATGTAATAACTAATAATTTTGGAGCTTTGTATGAAACTTGTGCAGAGTGGCCAGTATACATTAATTATTCAAAAAATTACGAACAGATGGCACAGGATACAGGAGCAGCTATTAATGTTGCAGCATCATATTTGCATGAAAATTTTATGCAGGAACACCTACAACAGCAACAAGATTTTTATAAAAGATTTTATAATTGGGAAAAAAAAGGTATGGAATGGACAAATTTTTTGAAAGGAGCTTTAAATGAAAGAAACAGTGAATGAAGACACTTATCAAACACTAAAAGAAGTTGAGGTAACTCCATACGAAAAAGCTACACTTCCTATGTGGAAACCGGAAACCGGACAAAAAGAAAAAAATAAAATAACTAAGTCATCTTATAACATTATGATTTGCACACCGTGCCATAGTAATGTGACCATGCACTACACACAAGCTCTTTTAGAATTGCAACAACTCTGCATTAAAAAAGGAATAAGAATTACATTTACCTTACTAAAATCTTCTTTAGTCACTCAAGGAAGAAACTTATGTGTTTCAGCTTTTTTAGAATCTAATTGCACTCATATGTTATTTGTAGACTCGGATATTTATTTTAGAGCAGAGTCTATAATTAAAATGTTAGATTTAGACAAAGAATTAATATCTATTCCCTATCCACTTAAAACTATGATGTGGGATAAACTTTATAAAAAATGGAACGATGGTGAAGTTAAAAATGCGGGAGATATACATAGATGGTTAAACACATATCCAATGAAAGTAGCAGACGCTAATAAAATAACTTTAGATAGCGGTGTTATGGAAGTTACTCACAGCCCAACAGGATGTATGTTGATTAAAAGATCAGTGTTTGACAAAATGATAGAAAAATATCCAGATAAAAACATAGTTCAAAAGACAGTGATTAATGGTGAGTATGTAGATAGACCTCATTTATGGAACTTTTTTGATTGTATACATGACCCTAAGACTAAGACTTATTTAGGTGAAGATTTTTCCTTTTGTAAGCTTTGGAAAGATATTGGGGGTAAATGTTATGTCTTTGTTAATGACCCAATCATCCACGTGGGCGAACATCAGTATGAAGGATGTTTTAGAGACGAGTTGAAATTAGCGGACTAAAATGGTATTATTTCATACTTAAGATCTTAAAAGGAGAATTTTATTAATGCTACAGTTTTTACCATACCTAGCAGCAGCCTACGGTGGTTACAAAGGATATCAAGGAGCTAAAGATTCAGGAGCATCAGGAATTGGAAGAATACTTGGTGGTCTTACTGGAGCTTACACAGGATATAGTTTAGGTTCTACAGGTATGAGTATGTTTCCAGGATCAACTGCAACAAAAGCATTTACAGCAAGTCAACCACAATTTTTAAGAAATATGCCTGGATCTTATAATCCCTCAAATCAACTACAACAAGAAATAGCTGCTGGTACAAATACCTCAAAAGGAGCTGGAAGTATTTTAGATATTTTAAAAAATAAAGAAGGTGGATTTGATCCATTTAAAACTTCAGCTGCAATCGCTGCTGGAACATATTTAAGTGGTGCATTCAATCCACAACCAACAGATATTTACACACCGGGATACAATATGGGTTATTTAGACTTACAAGCTAACAGACCAGGTTACACTTATATAGATCCAACAACAGGAGAAGAAAAAGCATATGAAAAAGTTTATGCTCCTGAGGAAGCAGGAAGAGGAGATCCTAGATACGGTGCTTATTCTATGAATGTTCAAAGATTAAACACAGGTGGTATAGCAGAAATAAAAAAATTTAATGAAGGTGGTGTAAACTATCTTCCATCAAAAGTTTCACATGACGAAAACGATGCAAACAATTATGTTAGAGCGTCAGGTTATGTAGAAGATGGAGCAGGCGTAGGAGATAAAGACGAGGATACAATGTTAGCTCAATTAGCAGACGGAGAGTTTGTAACAAGAGCAGATGGAGTATTAGGTGCTGGAATCATAGCTGGAGGAAATCCAAATAGCATAAAAGATATGAGAGAAAAAGGTGCCCAATATTTCTATGAACAACAAAAAAGATACAAACGTGTATTTGATTTATTAAAGGATAGAAATGGCATCGGTAAAGAAAAAACAAATTAAACCCCTAGTAAGTATTCTTCCTTTAGAGCCTAAAGATATTGAAAGATTTTGGCCCTTAGCAGAATTTATGGTAGCGGAAGCATTGGCTTTTTCTGGAAAATATGCAGACTCTTCTTGGATTATGGACGAATTAAAAAAAGATACAATGCAATGTTGGTTAATGTTTGGTTCTGATGAATTTGAAGAGAATAAAGTTTTTGGTATTTGTGTTGGTAGAATTGGTATTATGCCAAATTATAATCAATATGAAATTGTTATTTGTACAGGAAAAAGAAGAGAGTTATGGGAAGATTCTTTAATTAAAAATGTAACTGATTTTGCAACTGTTAATAAATGTAAAAGATTAAGTATAATGGCTAGACCTGGTTGGGAGAAAGTTTCCAAGAAATGGGGATGGCAAAAGAAACATGTACAATTAGAGAAATGGATATAATATGAGTTTTTTATTTGGTAGACAATCACAACCATCAACACCATCTTCTACAACATCATTTGTAAGGGAAGCTCCTGGTATAGAAGAAAGAAAAATAGAGTTAATGGATATTGCCCGTCAAGTGGCTCAAAATCCAATTAATCTTCCAGACTATAAGGTAGCAGGTTTAGGTGCTTTAGAACAACGAGGAATGACAGCTGCTGGTACAACAGGTGTTGGAGCTTCAACTTTACAGCAAGGAATTAATCAAGTGACAGGTGCGGCTACACCTATTGGTACATCTCAGATTCAACAATATTTAAATCCATATCAATCTTATGTAACAGGAGAGATTGCTAGACAATCAGGAATTATGCAAAACCAATTAGCAGCAAAAGCAGTGGATGCAGGTGCTTTTGGTGGAGGACGTGAAGGTGTTCAACAAGCTGAGTTACAGAACAGAACTTTAGAAGCTATGGGTAAAGCACAACAACAAGGTTTTAATACGGCATTGGGAGCAGCTCAGAGACAACAACAAGTTGGTCTTGCTGCAGGTCAACAGTTAGGTAATTTAGGAGTAGGTCAACAACAAATGGCTCAAGGCGATATTAATCAATTGATGGCTTCAGGCGGTGTTCAAAGACAACTTGCTCAGTCAGCACTTGATGCGCAAAGACAATCTACATTACAACAACAATACGAACCATACCAAAGAGCTGAGTTCTTAGCTAACTTGTATGCTGCAGGACCTAAATCATCTTCACAGGTAACTATGGCAACGCAACCGTCTTCTAGTCCATTAGCTCAAGCTGTTGGTACTGGTATAGGAGCATTTACAGCATTCCAAGGTATTCAACCCAAGCAGGCTTAGGAGGTTTAATGTCGCTTAACAAAGTTTTAAACAGACCTATGTTTCGTAAAGAGGCGCTTAGAAGAGGTGTACTTAAAACTATTAATGCTAATACAGGAGTTATGGTTGGATCACCTTATGGTAGCGCACCCGTTCCAGCAATTAGAAAATCACCAACTGCTTTTGAAAGATTTAAAGTAAGTGGACCAGTAAGAGGAATTAAAGCTTTAGCTAAAGGTGTTGCTAATTTACCCGCATATGGAGGATACCTTGCAGGTGAAAAAGTTGCAGAAGGTTTAGGTGTAGAAGACCCTGTTGGAAAAATGGCTTTTGGGTTAGGAGGATCTTATGCTGGTGTAAGAGCATTACCTGCTTTAGCAGGTATAGGATTACTACCAAGCGCCATTATTGGTTCTAGTATTTATGGGGTAAAAAATAGAGTTGATGCAGGTATTGAATTAAGAAAAAAAATTAATGCAATGTCTCCGAAAGAAAGAGCTGAGTTCGCAAGACAAAATAGATTAAAAGCAACAGATGTAATGAGTGAAGGTGTATCAGATGCAGACTTATTCGGTAAGTTTGTGCCAAAACCTATTGAAGAAAAAGTTGCAGAAGATAGAAAAATTGTAGAAGGTAGACCAGGTTCAGGTAGACCAAGTTTTAATAATAAATCAAAAGAATTAAAAGCGGAAGGCGACCCACTGCTACAGGACAACGTAGCAAAAGATGACATAGCTGATTTAGATGCTGTACAAGAGAATTCACTAGGCGGTGGAACACCTCCTGGAGAAGAAGATGGAATTACTAATTACACAGATACTAAAACTGAAGATAGAGAACGAAGAAAACAAATAGCTTTAACAGAAGCTAAATTAACTGCAGATGAAAAAAAACAAGAAAAACAAAATAGTGAATCTCAAGGAACTAATGAGATAACATTAGGTGGCCCATCTGACGATGTTCAGTTTAATAAAACAATAGCACTTGCTAAAAAATATCAAGAAGAAGTATTTAAAGGTGAAGGATCACAGGCTGGTTTAGTATTCTTAGCTAACCTTGCGTCAGGATTATTAACAGGAACCACAGCAAAAGCAGGATTGGGAGGAGCCATGGAAGTATTTGGTCAAGCAATAGGCCCTGCTGTAAATAATTATGCAACAATAAAATTAAAAGAAGGTGAACTTAGAGCTCGAAACAGAGAAGCATCACTAAATGCTGCAGTAGATCATATGAAATTTTTAAATGATAATGCAAATAAGGAAGTTGAGAGACCTGAAAGAGATGGAGGAATAATTCAAATTAGAGGAGTTGATGGTAGATTAAGAAATTACAAAGGATACTCTTTAAAAGATGGAACTAAACAAATAGCAGCAGGGATTGGTGAAGATGGTAGAGAAACTTTTGTACCAGTAAACCAAGGAGGACCAATTGCTGATAGTAATGGTCAAATTATTGGTCAATACGAAAATTTCTTACCACAAAAGAATGTAGATAAAAGATTATTTGATATTCAAGACGTACTTGGAAATAGATACAATGCGCTATCTGTTACAAGAGATGTATTAAAAACATTAAATCAAATGGATGCGTCTGGTGAAACTGTTAAAGCCGGTGCTGCATTATCTATTGATCAATTTACTAGAAGATTGAGTGGAGTTGCAAAAGAAATTTTAGGATTTGAAGTATCTGGTATGTCATTAGATGCTTTAGAAGCAAAAGTAGCTGAGCTTCAAGCAGACGAATATGCTGCAATAGACAGAGACCCTGATTTAAGTGATGAAGGCAAAGAAGCAGCAAAGAAAAATTTAGATAGTAAAAACTTAATCAAACAAGCTAAAGCTAGATTAAAAGGTAGAGGAATGCTTTCTGGTTTAACAAGAGAAGAGCAGGAAAAACTTGCTGTACAAGAAGTTACATTAACTTACGCACTTGCAAATACATTTAAAGATCAAGATAGATTAACACAAAGAGATGTTAATGCTGCTAAAGAAATTGTAAACATATTTTCATTAGGTAGATCATCTAAAGACGTAAGAGCTTCAATCGAAGCTATTGGAAGACAGCTTGAATCAGATATTAGAAGACAAGAAAGTCTATACACAGTTGCAGGTGGATTAGAAAATACCCTTAAAGATTTAAGAAGACTTAAAAACTTTGAAGTATTTGAAGGAGAAGGTGGAGTTGCTTCACAATTAGCAGAAGATTTAAGTTTGGAAGAAATAGAAAATATTATTGAAGGGATAAACTAATGGCTTCCTTGAAAGATATTCAAGATCAAATTAACAATAATACTTTTGATCCAAGTAAATTAAATGCTAGACAAAGAAAAGCAGTTGACGAAGCTATTAGAAGAGGACTAATCACAGGTCCTTCAATGAATGAATTACAATCCGAAAGAGCTGGTGCAGCAAAAGATGTAGCCACTATGGATGCTGCTGTTAAAAATCCTATTGGTGTAAAACTACAACAACAAGGAAGCTCATTAGATGGTAGATCAGAAGCAGTTCTTGCAGGAGATCTTATAGGGTCAATTACACCTTACGTTGCAATGAGGAAAAAAATATTTAGTGCAGCTAAATCAAAAGTACCAGGAGATAAAAATACAGGTTTATTTGCTAGAACTAAAATGTTTAGTAATTTTTCAGATAAACTAACTGCAAGACTACCAGGACGATTTAAATT